AGTTACTTGTTGCAAGTAGGTTATCATAGTTGACGGCCTGTATGTCAGGTGTGAACTTGTCATTTAGTGAGTATTGTTTACTACCAAAGTCAAAGTTCTGATAGCCTACACTAAGTTTATAGACGTGTTCTTGTGCTTGACACTCTTCTATTGCCATGACAATTTTGCCGATAGGTCCATCATATTTCACATTGTTTACTGACCAAAGTTCGAAATCACTGATTTCAAATTCTCTGGCAGTTTGAATATGTGATGTCCTTTCATCCATGCCTTGCTTACAAGTGTTCAACTCTTTGAGTAGATTCATCAATACTGAGTCTGATGCAGTTGCTATACCTCTATCGAGTTTCTCTTCAATCTTTTGAATGATTTTCTCGTTAGGTGAGAGTTTTGCTTGCTCTATTGCAATTTCTGCTAAGGCTTCCTCATTGAGTCTTTGAATCTCTTGGTCATATACTTCGTTTGATAGTATTGACTTGTATTCTTTTAGGTCCTCAATAGTGAATTTCTCTACTACTCCTTGCCAAGTACAGGTGTACTCTATGGCTAGATCATCAAACCAACATGATTGTCCATGTGATTCGAATGGTACTTCTACTGTTGAAGTTTCTGCGTATGCATATGTTGTTCCTATTGCTAATAGTGCAACTAATGCTAGTATCTTACTATCCATAAAAGTGGATACATGCGGTAACATATAAGCGTACTGCTAAAATAAAAAAAATAAAAAAAGATATAGTTCTATGCGTTAACAGTAGAGACTATAACGTATGTGTTTGCGTCAATTACATTAACACCAATTCTATGAGTCCATACAATATCCCAGTATTGTCCTGCGACATTCTTTTGGAACTCAATTTCCATCTTTCTTTGTGAGGCTAATCCCCATGCTTTACCTTTAACACATACAAGGTTTCTTGATGCGTTATTGGCTGAAAGAAGTTCGTTGGTGACAATGATGTCGATACCATATAATCTTTCCATTTGTCCTAATCTAGTGACACTAGCGTTTCCGATCTGGGTGTACTCAGATAGGGAGGTTGAGGAAATTAGTGCTTCAAAGGCTCTAGGGCTGATGAAAGCAATCAAGTTACCAGGGGAGGTATCTTGACCTAATTCTTCAAGGTATCTCTTACTAAATGTAAGACCATCCTCGTCTAGTTCTGCGTCTGCATCTTCTTCGGTAGGATTTGATGTTGCTGCACCGTCAGAACCACCAATGTGGTAAGGGGCTGTAGTAACTCCACCAAAGTCTCGTGCTGTTGAAGCTAGGTCTTGGAGGATCAGTTTGTGTTCATCTCTAATGGATTCTAATCTTGCGGTTTCTCTTATTGCGTTTAAGAAACTTGCAGGATAATCCTCTAGTTCTGCTTTCTCAACTGTTTGTCTCCAACCTCTAATTGAACAGGTGACATCAATGCTTGTTAGGGTGTGGGTTGATGCTGTGATATCTGTAGTTGGGCTTTCAGTAATAGCTCCTGCATCTGGTACAGTGATTCTGTAGAATCTTGCTGTATTTTGTCCTACTGGAACAGCTTGGAATTGACCATACTGTCTAATAGGAATTGCAGTTTTTGCACCTAATTGAATTGAGATGTTGCTAGCTGATTTAACACCAGAAATAGTTCCTGATGTTGAAACGGCTTCTTGAACCTCACCATTGCCAGATTGTTTTTGGCTTGTGTGGGTTTGAATCCATCCTTCTTTCTCGAGTACCAATTTGTTATAGCCAGATTCAAAGAGTTTATCCATGAATTCTGTGGCTTGATCGTCAGTAAATGCTTCCTCTACATGACCTGCGTCAGAGGTTGATTCTGCTACTTCAGATTTTGGTTTCCATGCATTTGAAACAGTTTCAATAACTGCTTTTAGTGTATCTGCATTGGATTTCTCGATTCTTTCGGCTACTTTTTCAGAAGCGACTTCTGGGGTTGCTGTTGCTGGAGCGGGTGCTTCGACAACTGGGGCTACCTCAGTTTTTGCTTCGGCTTTACCTACTTCTACTTCGCCATCGGTTTCGATGGTTACTTTGACTTTTTCTTCAATTTTTTTAGAAATTTCGGTTGTCATATGTTGTATCTCCGTAGGAGTTTCTATATTGGAAGTATTATCTGGAACTACAGGTGGTATAATTGTCGGTGGGGCTTGTATGATTCCCATAAATGCTTTTTCTAGATTAGATAAAAGTTCTGTTGCTTTTCGAGTGTGTTCCTCAGGTGACATGTCAGGGTTCTTGATCTTCATAGTATCTGTTAGTTCTGCTAGCAATCTGCTGCTGTCTAGGAATCCTCCGAAACTGTTTGGGATAGGTATTTGATCCTCTTCATATAATACTTGGAAATGTTCTACTATTGCCAATGTTGACTCTGGTATCCCTGGTGTTTTAACTAAACTTAATTCTAGTATATCTTTTAATATTGGTGAGTTTAGACATTTCTCTCTTTGTGCATCACATAGTTCTCGTTGCTCTAACACACTTGCTCCTATTGATACCTGATATTGTTCCCTTTCTAGTTCTTCTTGCCATTCAAGATTATCAACTGTTGCTTCATATTTAACTTGAGATTTTGCCTCATCATAAGTAAATGTAACCATTCCGATGTTTGTACTTGGTCCACCATGTTCTACTCTTAGTGGTACTTGAACCCCATCGAATTTCTTTAGTTCTTCTGTATCATAATATATGCCGTTTCTTGATTCTCTTGGCATTAATGCTATTCCTGCTATACGTTTAGCCATGAGTAATTTCAGTTGAAAGCGATATAGAGAAGTATTTAGAATTCCTTAAAGTATATGTGCAGATGATTGATAGTTACACCAGATCCATCCGTACATCTAAAATTAACTAAATCATCAGGAGATATTATGAATGTAACTTCATCTTTAAAATCCAATTTTTTTGAACTGGAAAAATCAGTCCATGATGAACCACTATCAAATGTGATTTGTATTGTTTTACTGGCGTTTATTCCAATATTCATTTTGACTCTTTTTGGTCTATGATATAATTTTAAATCATTTGAAAACCATTCTGCGTTCTGATCGAAACTTGTATTGTTTACTTCTGCTAAAAATTCTAAATGAGATCTGCTCATGTAAAGTTCTCACTTAATGCTTTTTCTAGTTTCCTGATAACCTTTGTGTAATCCTTTTGGCCTCTTATCTCCAAGCCTTCGGCAACGTTTAACTGTGTAGTTCCAATGGTACGGTATGGTACGGTACGCATAGGCAATATCCATGCTGCCTCGATTAGTAGTGTTGCGTCTGATGCAATGATGTAATCATATTTAATTGTCTCAGATACAGTCTGTATTTGGGTTGCCAATACGTCTAAGGACTGGGATGGAATATGAATTTTGGTATTGCCTGTAATTGGTAGTGAACTTTCAAAGTGTTTTGTTTCTGCAAATGATACTATCTTCTTTCCTGTCTTGCTTGCTGGTATTGAAAAGTCAGAACTTTCAAAGTTTGCAGGTGCAAAGTCTGCGGACATTATCCTATAAAGATATCGCCTGAAAATTTGAATTCTGCTCTAAGTGGTTGTCTGTTGTCCAGTTTTGGTGTCCAGAAAACATGGACCTCTCTTACCTCGTTTGGCTTTAACATCTCAGGTGATTCAAATCGTAATTCTGGATTAGTATTCTCAATCTTGATATTATAAATAGACCAATCTGGATCTGTGTTCTTCATGTATACTGTATATTTAGTTGATTCTCCTAATGATACTCTTCCTAGATCTAAGGACTCTATGACTCTGTCGCCTTTGACATCCAAGTATATTTTAATCATTTTTTAACTCCTTGATAAAGTCTAATATTTCTGCGGTATTCTTTCTCTTATCGGATCTGTCCAGTTCCTCTCTCATGTTTACCATATTTTTAAGATCATTCATTGCTCGTTCTATTACTGTTTCTTCTTTGTCACTATTAGAAGTATTATCTGGTTCTTGAGTTCTGTTATCTTTCATTTGGTCCGTAGGTGTAACACTTGTGATAGGTGGTTCGTCAGCCATGTCAGTCTCGTTAATGTCAACACTAGAGTTGTTTACAAACCATTGTCTTGCCTCACTACGTCTAATGATGTTATCTCTAAATGATGTTGTGACATCTGCTATGGTTGCCTCTTGTTTTTGAGGAGTTTCAAAGAATATTTGTATATCTTTGGCTTTAACATTCTTGCCTCTTGCCTTTAGATATGGCAATACCATTTTTAACTTGATTTGATTGGCTAATCGTGCCTGAATTCTCTTTACTTTTCGCGTCAATACAGAGTCAGTAGACTCACTAGATGCTCGTGCTGTAAAGCCTGCATTGAAGAATTGTAGTGGGAATTTGGAACCAGGCTCTAATAGATCCCTTTGAATGTGTTCAATGTAACCTTCGAACTTGCTGTTGCCACTTGACTCGATAACTTTGACATCAAATTCCTTATCTGTAACTATCTTTGATCCATGTTTCATCTTCTTTAGTGCATCTGCTTGTGTTTTAATGAACTGTTCACCTGCATCTGCAAAGTGGAACATTACAGTTGGATCAGCGTGGCCTTCAAAGATCTTTGGCATTGCATCTTCCATCTTTTTCATTTGAATTAGGGGAGAGTCGTATATCTCTCCTGTATCTGGATTGGTATAGTTGGATAAGACAGAATGATGTAGTCCTCTGCCGAAAGGTTCTCTGGATACGTTAGTTAACTTGAACTGTGTTACCTCACTTGGTTTTAGTTTGATGTCAATATCATTAACGTGTTGTAAGTAGAACTTTATATCCCCATTCTTATTTCTTACAATGCTTTCTATTGTTGTAACTGGAACTTCAATGTATTCCTTAAATGTTGGATCGTGTTCAAAGAACATATTGCCACATCCTAGGTAAGAATATAGTGCATCTTCGAGTTGTTCATCCCAGTTGATATCATCCCACCAATCTGTTACCATATCGGCTATGTTTTCCTTCTTTGCTGATACTCGAAGTCCTTTTCCTAGGACCATTTGGATATATGTTTCATTTGATAAGTTTAATCTAGGATCTTGGTTAATTGCGTTAAGAGTTTGTACAAAAGGTCTATCTGGAGCCAGTTCATCCATGTAATC